CCTTTTTTGAAAGTCCATATACTGAAAAGCCATATACTGAAAAGCCCGATATGGGAAACCCGACACAATTAAATACTAATATAATAAATACTTTAAATAATAATACACCCGATTACGATTTTTTATCATTTTGGAAAGATTACGATAAGAAAATTGATAAGAATAAAGTTGAAAAGAAATATGCACAAATCACTTTAGAAGATAGATTGAAAATAAAAGCACAATTACCTAAATACAAATTGTCGCAACCTGATAGAAGATACAGAAAAGACCCTTACTCATATCTTCATAATCAAGCATGGGAAAATGATGTAATAATTGAAACTAAAAAACAAAAACAAATAATTCAACAAGTCCAGGAAGTACCAAGTCACTTAAAAAAAGTATTGAATTTTGAATAACGATAACATACCTCCGCATAATTTAGATTACGAAAGAGCAGTGTTAAGTTGCTTAATAAATAATTTTACAAACGTAACCATTGATGAAGTAGCAATGTTGCTTACTCAAGATGATTTTTATACAAATAGCAATAAGATAATTTACAATGCTATACTTGAACTGAATAAATCAAACATAGCAGTTGACATCTTAACACTATCAAAAATACTTGAAGATAAAAAACAAATAGATCAGGTGGGTGGTAGAATTGGAATAACTGAAATTAGCAATAATTTTACAAATGTCTCACAACTTCAACACAAATGTTTTTATCTAAAAGAACTTACTCTTAGAAGGAACTTAATAAAAGAAGCTCACAATATTTTAAGTAAAGTTTACTCACTTGATGAAGATATATTTGAGTTAATGGATGAGTTTGACAACAATATTTCTAAGATAAAAAACATTGATGGTGCAAGTACTAACCTTAAACACATCAAAGAGTCAGTTGATACTGCAATAAAACAACTTGACCAAGCCATGAATGAGCCTATTAAAGTTGAAGGTATTGAGACAGGATTTACAAATATTGATGGAGTTTTGCAAGGCATGAAAAATGGGCAAAGTATTACGATAGCTGCTAGACCTGCTATGGCAAAGACATCTTTATTGACAAATATACTTACCAATGTTGCTAAGAAAAGTAACAAGGCGGTGTTATTCTTTTCGCTGGAGATGACAAATAGAGAGCTTATGTTAAGAATTATGTCGGCTGAAAGTGAATTGTTATCTCACAAGATTGCTCAAGGTAACATAACTTCACAAGATAGTATTAAAGTTGTTGATGGTTTAAATAAATACTACGATACTAACTTACTAATTGATGATACTGCTGACATCACACCAACAAAGATGAGAGCCATTGCAAAGAAAGTAAAAAGAGATTATGGCGGTATTTGTTTAATCGGGATTGACTTTGTTCAAATCATTAAGACAAAAGAAAAAACTCAAAACAGAGATAATGAGATAAGCAACATCACCAGGGATATTAAAATACTTGCTAAAGAAATGGACTGCCCAATTATTACACTATCTCAGTTAAGTAGAGAGTGCGAAAAGAGAGCAGATAAAAGACCTATGCTAAGTGATTTAAGGGATTCAGGTACAATCGAGCAGAATAGCGATGTAGTAATGTTTATCCATAGACCCGAATACTACGGTATTCAAACATTTGAAGATGGCGAAAGTGCAATAGACATGGCTGAAATAATTGTAGCAAAAAATAGAGGTGGTAGTGTTGGAACTATTAGACTTGGATTTGAAGGAAAGTACACAAGGTTTAAAAACTTAGGCTACCAACAACCAATTTACGACACTAATCCAAACAGAAACATAGAACCAAATAGAGATGATGACCAATTTTAATATAAATAAACAAGCAAAAATGCTCATTGCCACCTCAGAAGTATGCGGATTTAACCCATCGAGCTTTGAAGATTATGTAAAAGAATTAGAACAAGATTGTAAATTAAGCCTTGTAACGCACAAAAAAGATGCTACCTATACCAATGTATCAAATGTAATAAACAATGCAACAGAGTGGGTTAAATCATATAAAAACAATAAGGTAAGGCGAGTTAAGTCAGCAGATGAAATACTTAATCGAATAAATGAGATTGAAAAGGGACAAATTAACAAAAGTAAATTTAGATATTAATGACTCCAATAAATTACAACTCTACTATTTGTCAGAAGTGCAATGACAAAGTAGCAATCAAACCTCAATCGCATTGTAAATGTGGGTTTACAACTGTCTATCTTGATGGCTTTTGGGTGATTACTAAGTCAGGGTTGAGCTACACACATCAACCTTACGCAATACCAACAACTTTAAAAACAAATTTAAAATGAAAAATAAAATACTAACCGCAGTTATATGCTGCGATTTTAAAAACTACTCACTAGATGAGTGCTTAGAATCAATTAAAAAAGCAGGGTTTGATGATGTGCTTTTGAATTATGAGTCATCTGATAATGAACTGCCAAATAACAAAAAACTTTTATTAATGCTGCCCGAAAATTTACAAGTTTGGCAAATTTCTGAATTTGGAGAATCAGACCGACAATTTGACCAAGACCAGGGATACAGACTTCCAAGAATAGTCACTGCTAGAAATATGTGCATTGACTTTGCAATCAAACATGATTATGATTGGTTATTTTTCGTGGATAGTGATGTGTTAATCCCTACTAATACTATGGAATTACTATTTGAAAATAACAATTACAAACTCAAATCGGGTTTAGTCCATGGTAGAGGCTCACATCAAGGGGCTGAATATGTGTTTAATAGACTTGGAGTTGAAGGAGATTGGACTAAATGCGAGTATTCGACTTGTGGATTTACTGCAATACATCGAGATATTTTTAGAAGAGTTAGGTTTAAATGGGGCGAACCATTTGAAGGCGGGGCGTTATGTAGCGAAGACCCATTATATGGAGCTGATGTAAGACATTTATATGGTATTAATTGGATGGTAAATAATAAATTGCAAGCTCAACACATTGACAATCCAAGTCAACCACTAACTAACGACCAAGCAAGCCAATACTAACATGATAGCATCAATAATATACAACACACCTGAATTGGTGAAACCATTAAGAGAGCAATACTCAGATATCTATTTGATAGATGGGGGGAGTGATACTAAAATATTCGGATGCCATTGGCGAATAACCAATAATGAATATTGGGTAGGCAATTGGGATAGGATGTTAAAAGACTTCAATCGTATCGGCATCAAATATGTTTGGATGGTCAACTCAGATATATCAAGTGGAGTAGATGTATGTTATTACGAGGCTGCAAAAAGACAGATGAAAGAAAAAGATTTATTTATGTTGACTCCATCATTTAATAGCCCACATGAAGTGTTTAATAAAAAAGATATTTTAGGAGCTGATACTAATTGGATTGATATGTGCTGCCCAATTATAGATGTAGAAAAATACATTGAATTAGGCGGTTTTGACTTACAATTTAAAGGTTACTTTGCTGACATAGACCTATGCAAAAGAGCAAGGGATAAAGGATTTAAAATGGCTATTGATTACTCACACTACTGCGAGCATATTGGAGGGTACACAGTAAACAAAGAAGCAAAACACGAGCAGTCAAATATGGCTGATGCTGAAGTGCTATGTCAAAAATGGGGAGTTAAACATTATACAGAATTAATATGAGCAAATTAGTAATCATAGTGCCTGTATCAAGGCCTGAATTTGTGCCTATAATTGAAGCATATCATCATAATTTATGGCAAAGGATATGTAATGAAACAAAGCAACATATTGAACTTGTCATTGAGTCTAGCTATGGCTTACCTCCTAGCGGTGCAAATGTTAGGCAAGATTATTTAGAAAAGTATCGAGGTAAAAATGTTTATTTACATTGGCTTGATGATGACAACTTGATAAGCCCCGATGTTTTAGAATTTATTCATAGACGAATATTTAAAGCTGACACACCTGAGATATTTATGTTTGGTCAAATATGGTGGGCGAATGGGCCTAAAAGATTAAAAGCTACACCTGATAACTGCATACCTTGTCAATGCGATATTGCTCAACTATTTGTTCATGCGAGTCTTTTAGATGGCATTAATTGGGGCAATAGATATGAGAATGATGGGGATTTAATCAAGGAACTATACCAAAAGCACTCAGATAAATTCAACTTTCACAACAACATTGATGTGTGGTATAACGCACTCAGACCAAATAAAGGACTTTACAACGGACAAATTAAATTAATAGCATGACAAAATTAAAAATACTAGCAGTCTGTGCAATGCCAAATGACCCTACCTCATGGTATAGAGCCTGGGGAGTTTATGGAGATATAATGAAGCGGTCAGACATTGAGTTTGATTGCTACGAAGATTTAGTAAAAGTATCTTGGAAGCATTTAATTAAATACGATTTAGTGATATTTCAAAGAGCATTAGGTAATGCAGTTCAGTTAGCTGAATATGTCACTCAATTAGGAATCCCTTATGTGTATGATTTAGATGATAATTTTTGGGAGATACCAAGCCACTCAGCAATTAAATCAACTTACAATCCTAAGATACTTGGTACAATGGAAAAGATGATGAAGGGTGCAACCGCTATAACTGTATCAACTCAAGCACTAGGTAACTACATTGAGAACAAACTTGGTATTAAATGCAACGTAATCAACAATGGTATTGATTTAAACAAGTACAAGATTCAACCATACAATCAGTCCGGCAAAACAATTTGGCGAGGTTCATCAACTCACATAGATGATGTCAGGCAGTTTGCATTTTTTTATGAATCAGTAGCAAAACAAGTTGAGAAAATAGAATTTTGGGGTCATGATTGCGTTCAAGGCTCACCAAAATTGGATATAAAAAATAGTAAGTTTTTTGCTGGAGAAGATTTAGTTAGATACTTTAGACTACTTCAGACTTCAAACATATCACATATCCTTTGCACCTTAGTAGATGATGAGTTCAACAGAGCCAAATCAAACATAGCATGGATTGAAGCAACATTAGCAGGTGGAGTGTGTGTTGGTAATGGAGTTGGGGAGTTTAATGCAGTTCAAGTACCTTTAAATATATTTGAGCCTACAAATGATTACTCAATACATTATGAAGTAAGCAAAGAGTTTATACATGAAAGGTACAATCTAACCGACTTAAACAACATGAGAATTGAACTTTACAAAAAAGTAGTTGGTAAATAATGGTTAAGGTAATAGAAATAAAAGAGTATGATAGCTATGCAATAGATGTAATTGCAGGTAGAGAGCCAGCTTGTAATTGGGTAGTTCTTGCTTGTAAACGATACTTGAACGACAAGCAAAGGAAGGATTTAAAGTTTGATGAGTCAAAGGTTGATTTAGTTATTAACTTCATCCAACTATTAAAGCAATCTAAAGGGGAGTTTGGTGGTCAAAAATTAATACTTCAAAGGTGGCAAAAGTTTATCATTGCTAACATATTTGGATTCTATAAGACCAATGAAGCAGGTAAGCTAGTCAGGAGGTTTAAAAAAGTTTACATTGAGATACCAAGAAAAAATGGTAAGACCACAATGGCAGCAGCATTAGCTCTTTATATGTACATAATGGATAGAGAAGAAGGACCAGAGGTGTACTTTGCTGCAACTAAAAAAGACCAAGCCCGACTATGTTATGATGAGGCAGCATCAATGATTAGATTTAATACTGAACTATCAAGCCACCTAACAATTCAACGTTCATCTAATAGAGTTTTATTTGCCAATGGTAAGTTTGGTTTTATGACTCCACTATCTGCCGACTCAGACAAGATGAGTGGACTCAATCCACATTGTGCAATATGTGATGAGGTGCATGAGATGTCAAATAGTGGTATAATTGATTTGCTTACTACTGCAATTGGAGCTAGAAGGAATCCATTAATATTTGAGATAACCACCGCAGGTAAAAGACTTGATTCAATCTGCTATGAACATTCAAAAATGACTGAGGAAATACTGCAAGGTATTAAAGAAGATGATGGTTGGATGGGTATTAAATATAGTATTGATGAGGGAGATGATTGGACTTTACCTGCAACCTGGCGAAAGGCTAATCCTAATCTTGGAGTATCTAAAAAATGGGATTATATGTACTCGGAATATCAAGAGGCAACCAACAGAGCAAGCAAGGTAAATGTATTTAAACAACTTGACTTAAACGTATGGACTTTTGGCGGCAAAGGGTGGATAACAGATGAGCAATGGATGGACTGCGAAGATAGAATGAGTGATGAAGATTTGAAAGACTTGCCAATGTGGGCAGGATTAGACTTGGCAGAGACTAGAGACTTCTCAGCTCTATCAATGGTGTTTAAATTACCCGATGGCAACTTTTATTTAAAGGTTAAGATGTGGTGTCCTGAAGATAATGCAGTTGAACTTGCTAAACAAAGCCAACCATTTATATTGAATTGGGCAAATGATGGATGGATAGACTTCACTGATGGCAATGTTACCCACTTTGATAAGATTGAAGAAGATATAATCAAAGAGTTAAAGAAGTTTAAATGTCAAGCCCTAGCATTTGACAGAAGATATGCAGGTACAATGCCAAATCATTTGAATGAGCAAGGCATTAACGCAACTGCTTACGCACAAACCGCATCCATGATGTCACAACCGATTAAGGAAATTGAGAGGCTTGTAATATCCAAAAAGATTAGGCACGATGGCAGCCCATCAATGAGGTGGATGATGTCAAATGCCAAGGTAAAAGAGAACCAAGGGGATGAGGTAAAGATAGTGAGAGGTAAAGAAGGAGGTAAGATAGATGCAGTTATATCATCAATCATGGCAGTAGGCGAGATGATGAGTGATGAGTTAAAAGACTATACAAAAAAATCAATTTACAATAACAGAGATATAAGATTTATATAATGGGAAAAGGAAGATACAAATTGCCGCTTGAAACAAAGCAAAACAAAGGCACACTAAGACAAAGCCGAGATGCTGATAAAGGATTTGATGCACCTGAATTAGATGCTACTAAATCAATATCCACTATGACAGAAAGAGAACAGAAGTGGTTTGATTCTATGTATTGGATATTAGAGC